CTAATAATTTTGTTGGTGATATTTATATCAAACCAAACAGGTCTATTAACTTCATTCAACTTAACTTTATTGCTGCTCGTTCTGATGTATCTTTCTCAGAAATTGGTGGTTAAGTCTTATAAATATAATAAAATAAAGGAGTAACAAACAATGAGTAATATCGCAGAATTTAAGAGTCAGTTTCAAGGTGGTGTAAGACCTAATCAATTCAGAGTTTTCATGTCAAAAGGCCCTAATGGTATTGGTACGAAAAACTTTTCATTCTTGGGAAAAGCAGCAAGTATTCCTGCTTCTACCATCGGAAATGTTGATGTTCCTTACCGAGGCCGTCAACTGAAAGTTCCTGGCGACAGAACTTTTGAAGATTGGACATTAACAGTTTTCAATGATGGAGAATGGTCTGCTAGGTCATATTTTGAAAAATGGATGCAAGTTCTTCAAGGTCATAGAGAACCTGTTAGAAGTGTAGCTGCAACTGATGTTTATGGTAATGCTGTTGTTCAACAGTTATCACGAACAGGTACAGCAATTGCAACATACACAATGGAAGACATTTATCCAACGAATGTAGCTGCAATTGATTTGGGATTTGATACTAATGATTCAGTTGAAGAATTTCAGGTTACTTTCGCAGTTAATAATTGGTATAGTTCTTCTAATCCTGAACCTAATGGACAGGGTAGTGGTCTTGATATTGACTTCCAAGTTAGAGGTAATATTGGTGGTGTTGGTGTTAGTATTGGTACTTAATTTTTTGATAAGGGGGAGTTTATTCTCCCCCTTAACTTTCATAATGAATAAAGGATAAGAATATGGCTTTTGATTTATTTGGTTTTTCAGTTTCAAAAAAGAAAACACAAAAAACATTTGTAACACCAGAGAATGATGATGGTGCAATTACATATGTCGAAGGTGGAGGATTTGTAGGTACATATCTAAATACTGATATTGATGCAAGGGACGAAAATGTTCTTATTCAGAAATATCGGGAAATGGCAATGACACAAGAAGTTGACTTAGCCATTACAGATGTTATCAACGAAGCCGTGTTGCATGAAACTGGAAAAGCATCCGTAAATTTATCTTTAGAAAAATCAGATCAAAGTGATGCAATTAAGAAAAAGATTTCTGATGAATTTAAAAATATCGTAAAGCTTTTAGATTTTAATAAAACTGGTTATGATACTTTTAGAAAATGGTATATTGATGGTAAACTTTATCATCATATTGTTATTGATAAAACAAAACCAAAAGAAGGAATTAAACATTTAATTTCAGTTGATGCACTTGATATTAAAAAAATTCGTGAAATAAAAAAAGAAAAAGATACGGTTACGGGTGTTGAGTTTGTAAAAGAAATAGAAGAATATTTTATTTATAAACCAGACCAAGCAACAGGACAGTTTACTCCTGGCGGTAGACAACATAATGAAGAAGTAAAAGTTCAGACTGATGCTATCTCTTATGTTCATTCTGGAATGATTGACGCAGAGAAACAAGTTGTTATAGGTTATCTATATAAATCAATTAAACCTTATAACCAATTAAGGATGATTGAGGATTCACTTGTTATCTATCGTTTAGCAAGAGCTCCAGAACGTAGAATTTTTTATATTGATGTTGGTAACTTACCCAAATTAAAAGCAGAACAATACTTGCGTTCTGTTATGGATAAGTATAAACAGAAAGTTGTTTACAATGCATCAACTGGTGAAGTAGAAGACCAGAAAAAACAAATGTCAATGCTAGAAGATTTCTGGCTACCAAGAAGAGAGGGTGGACGGGGTACTGAAATTAATACTTTGCCTTCTGGACAGAATCTTGGTGAGATTGACGATATAGAATATTTTAGAAAGAAACTTTATCAGTCTCTTAATATTCCTATTTCAAGGATTGAGGGAACTGATTCAACTGCCTTTAATCTCGGCCGAAGTACAGAGATTAACAGAGATGAAGTAAAGTTTTCTAAGTTTATTTCAAGATTACGACAAAGATTTTCATCTTTATTTACAGATTTGCTCAGAGTCCAATTACTTCTTAAAAATATTATTAAAGAAGATGATTGGTATGAAATTAAAGATTCAATAGAATATGTTTGGACAAGAGATTCTCATTTTGCAGAGTTAAAACAAAATGAAATTCTTAGAGAGCGACTAGAAGTTCTTTCATCATTGGATGAATACATTGGAAAATATTATTCTAACGAATGGGTTAGAAAAAATGTTCTCCGACAATCTGAAGATGAAATTGATGAAATGGATAAACAGATTAAAATTGAAACTGGTGTTGAGCCAGATGATGCAACAATTAATCCAGACTTATTGGATTATCAGGGAGATTAATAATGAGTATTTCTAAATCTAGTTTTCTAAATAATTATAAGAACAAAATTGTTTCAGCTGATAATTCAGAAAAAATCAATGAAGCAATAAAGTATGCTTTCAGACTTACAGATTTGTATGGTATTGAAAAAATAAACAAATCAATCCTAGAAGCTTCTGTTGAATTCAAGATTGATGAAAATGTAATAAGAGAAAAAATAAACGATGAATCATTTATATTAGACGAAAGGAATTACAATGAGTGATGAAATAAAAGCAAGCTTGGTACAGAATGTTATTGATAAAAAGTTTTCGCGTGCGAATTCAGATTTTGCAAATCTTATGAGAGATAAAGCATATTCTGCAATTGATGATTTTAAGAATGCATTTCAGTATGTTGCAATTCAGAAAAAAGAAGCAGAAGCAGCTGCATCTGAAAAGGAAGTAGAAAAAAAGGAAAAGTAAAATGGAAGAGGCTCTAACAATACAACAAAGAATGAAGCGTTCTCGTGTGATGAAAGCTAAAAGTGGTATTATTGCACGAAAACGTGAAAGAGCATTAAATAGAAAAGCTGACTCCAAGACATTACAAAAAAGAGCACAAAAAACTGCTAGAAATATTATTGCTAAAAAGATGTTGCAAGGTAGAGATAAAAGCGAATTGTCATTATCAAGTAGGGAGAATTTAGAAAAAAAACTTGGTAAGAAAAAAGGTGTAATTAACAAAATAGCAAAGAAACTTTTACCACAGATTAGAAAAAAAGAAGTAGAAAGATTTAAAAAGTTAAAGGAGAAATAAATGAAACTAATAACAGAACATACTAATGAAGTAGAGTATATTGTTGAAGGTAAAAACAAACAACAATATATTAAAGGTATTTTTATGCAGTCTGATATTCAGAATCAGAATGGCAGAGTATATCCTTTTTCTGTTCTCAAAAAACAAGTAAAAGAATTTAATGAGAAATTTGTAAAACAAGATAGAGCATTAGGTGAACTTGGACATCCTTCAGGCCCCTCTGTTAATCTTGATAGGGTTTCTCATATCATCACAGAATTGCACGAAGATGGAAAAAATTTCATTGGTAAAGCAAAAATTATTGATACACCAAATGGTAAGATTGTAAAAAATCTTCTTGAGTCTGGTGTTCGTTTGGGTGTTAGTTCAAGAGGACTTGGTTCAATAAAAACAAATAAGTCTGGTGTAAATGAAGTACAAGATGATTTTGTACTTTCTACAGTTGATATTGTTTCTGACCCATCTGCTCCTGACGCATTTGTTAATGGCATCATGGAAGGTAAAGAGTTTAGTTTGACAGGTGAAGTTGAGTATCACATTCGGAAGGAAATTAAGAATACCGTAAAGTCTAGATTAGAAGAAAAGAAGATTAAACTATTTCAAAATTTTATTAAAAACTTATAAGTAATTTAAAGGAGTATTAAGATGGCTAAAGAAAATGGACAAGTTGAAGAAGCAGATATGATGGAAGACAGTGAAATTGAGAAAGAAATCGAAGAGCAAGCAAAAGATTCTAATAAAGAACTAGGTCTTCCAGCACTAGATGCTGATGATGGTCGAGAAGAATCAGAGGAAGATGGAGAAGGTGGAACATCTAAAGCTTCTGATCCTAAAACAAAGAAGTCTAAAGCATCTGCAAAAGCAGAAGCTAAAGAAGTAGAAGAGGGTGAACTTCCCCCTGCCTTGAAAAAAGCTATCGACGCTAAAAAGGGTAAAGATGAAGACGAAGATGAAGACGAAGAGAAGAAAGAAGAAATCGAAGTTAATGTTGACGAAGACGTTGCTGCTCTAGTAGATGGTGAAGAACTTTCTGAAGAGTTCAAAGCAAAAGCTTCTACAATTTTTGAAGCTGCAGTTAAGTCTAAGATTTCCAAGATTCGTAAACAGATTCGTGAAGAGTCTAAGAAAGAGCAAGACGAGCGTATTGAGTCCATGCAAGAAGAGATGACAGAGAACATGGATAAGTACCTCTCTTATGCTACAAAAGAATGGATGGAAGAAAATAAACTTTCAGTTGAAACTGGTGTTCGTAACGAAGTCACCGAGAGTTTTATTTCTGGTTTGAAGAAGTTGTTTGAAGAGCATTATATTGATGTTCCCGAAGAGAAGGAAGATGTTTTTGAAAGTCTAGTTGTTGAAGTTGCAGAACTTGAAGAAAAACTAGACGCACAAACCGAGAAGCACATGGATACCGTGAAAGAATTAAATACATATAAGGCTGCTTCTGTATTCAAGACCGTTTCAGAAGGAATGGTTGATACTGATGTTGAAAAATTTACTGAATTGACTGAGGATGTTGACTACGATACTGACGAACAGTATGCGGAAAAACTGAACACAATCAAGAACAGCTATTTCAAATCAGACACAAAAGATGTTGTAGATAACAAGAAAACTGCAGGCACTAATAATCCAGTTGTAGATGGAACAAGTGATAGTCGTATGGATAGTGTAATGAGTGCAATTTCTCACTTATCAAAAAAATAATGGACTGAGCGAAGTTAAACTTAAATTAATTAAATAAATTTTAAAGGAGTAAGAAAATGTATTTATCCGAAAATATTTCTGAGAAGTGGAAGCCTGTAATGGAACATGGCGATCTTCCAGAAATCAAAGATTCATATAAGCGTGATGTTACATTGCGTTTGTTGGAAAACCAAGAGAAGTTTCTTCAAGAAGCTGCACCAACAAACTCTGGTGTTGCACCTGCTGGTTCTAACATTGATGGCTGGGATCCAATTTTAATTTCTTTGGTTCGCCGATCTATGCCTCAGATGATTGCCTATGATGTTTGTGGTGTTCAACCAATGACAGGCCCTACGGGTTTGATTTTCGCAATGAAATCACAATATGTCCGAAATGGTGTTCGTTCAGAAGCACTCTTTAATGAATCTGAAACTGATTTCTCTGGCAATGCTGGTGGTAATAGTAATGCTAATTCAACACAAACGGGTTTGACAGATACAGTTAATCCTTTTGGTGCTGAGGCTGGTATTACTAATCACGTTAGTGGTGAGGGTATGACAACAGCTAATGCTGAAGCTCTTGGTGATGTTGAAGCAAGTAATGCTTTTGCAGAGATGGCTTTCAGTATCGACAAAATTTCCGTAACTGCACGTTCTCGAGCTCTGAAAGCTGAATACTCTACGGAGTTGGCTCAAGACTTGAAAGCAGTTCACGGTTTGGACGCTGAAACAGAATTGGCAAATATCCTCTCAACTGAAATCCTTCAGGAAATCAACCGAGAAGTTATTCGTACAATTTATTCAATTGCCCAATATGGTGCGCAGTCAGATACTACTAACGGTGGTATTTTTGATCTTGACACAGACTCTAACGGTCGATGGTCAGTTGAGAAGTTTAAAGGTTTGATGTTCCAGATCGAGCGAGACCGAAATGAAATTGGTCATGCAACTCGACGCGGCAAAGCAAACTTTATGATCTGTTCTGCTGACGTTGCTTCTGCTATGTCAATGGCAGGTATGTTGGAAACTGGACACGCACTGAATGTAGACGATACAATGTCAACTTTCGCTGGTACAATGAACGGTCTGAAAGTTTATGTTGATCCTTACTACACAGCCGGTGCTGGTCAGTTCTATGTACTTGGTTATAAGGGTTCTTCACCTTATGATGCTGGTATGTTCTACTGTCCTTACGTTCCTCTACAGATGGTTCGTGCTATGGGCGAGAACACATTCCAACCAAAAATCGGTTTTAAGACCCGTTATGGTATGGTTGCTAATCCATTTGTAGGTGATGGTTCTGGAGCCTTAGCAAGTGGTACTAATCAGTACTACAGAAAAGTTCGCGTTGCAAACTTGATGTAATTTCTGTTTTTTGTTTAAATCAAGAGGGATGGGGATTTCCCTGTCCCTCTTTTTTTTTGGAGTTTTTATATGCATGAATACAAAGCTAAAGTAACGAAGATTATTGATGGTGATACCATTCGTTGTGATATTGATTTAGGATTCGACATAGTAATGGCTAATCAGACTATAAGATTATTCGGCATAGATACACCAGAGTCCAGAACTAGGGATAAGGAAGAAAAGTTTTACGGAAACATATCTAAACAGTTTTTAAACGATTATTGTCCTAAAGGGTCGTATATAACCCTTAGAACCCATTTAGATAAAAAGGGCAAGTTTGGACGTATTCTAGGTGAACTTATAGTCAATAAAGTCAACCTAAATGAACAAATGATTGAAGAAAACCTTGCTGTTGCTTATCATGGCCAATCTAAGATGGACATTGAAAAAGAACACCTATTTAATAGAACACAGCTATCTCATAGGGGATATAAATATTCTTAACTTCTTCCTTGTATTGCTGTTTCTAGTGTGTTATTATTGATATGTGGGTTGGTTCAGATAACTAATTGTTTATATATTTACTTCTTTTTAATAAGTATTATAAATAGCTATATAACTTATATTAATTCTTTAGAGTATTATTAAATGCCATTACAGCCGAATGAGATAAATCAATTAAATGTAGTTTCGTTTGAAACTAACTTTACCCGTTTGCCTAATGTTAATTTCTTTTGTCAGCGAATAAATATACCATCAATAGGTTTAGGATTAGCTAGTCAAGCTACTCCATTTTCAGATATACCAGTATTAGGCGATAAACTTCTTTTTGAGCAGCTAACTTTAAATTTTATAGTTAGTGAAGATTTGTCAAATTATTTAGAAATATATAATTGGCTTATTTCTATAGGTTTTCCAGAGAATGACACACAGTTTAACTTAAATAATAGTAATGTTGAACCAACTGAAAATCTAAGATCAGATATGAATATCATAATAAATACTAATAAATCCAACCCAAATTACAGCATTACATTTAGAGATGCTTTCCCAGTATCACTTGGAAGTATTGAATTAGATGCTGCAGCTACATCGCTAGAGCCCATTATATTGGATGTTTCCTTTGCTTACACAGGCTCATTTTCCATAGAAAAAATCACTTAAAGTTTTTCCTTGTATATTGCATAATTTTTTGTTATAATTAGTATATGAAAATTGAAGAGATAAATCAAATGATTGACAAGGACGCAGCCTTCTTGAAAGAGGAATGTAATATTGATATTGCATCTCTCCGAGTGCCAGAGCTGTGTGCAAGATACCATCAACTAATCTACCAAGAAAAACTTGCGCTAGAGTATTTTAGAACTGAATATAAAGTTTTAAAAAGAGATAGATGGATATATTATACAGGAAAAGCTGACCCCGAAGTATACGAAAAAGAACCATTTAATCTTAATATATTAAAAGCAGATATAGATAAATTCTTAGAGGCCGATGGTGCTTTAAATGTTTGTCATTTAAAAGTAAAGGCACAGGAAGAGAAACTGAATCTATTAACAGATCAAGTCAAGTCTATTATGAATTTGTCGTTTAATATTGGTAATGCAATAAAGTGGAAGAAATTTTTAAATGGTGAGCTTGGATGATTGTTGTAGGTAAATTAAATGAATCATTCTTACAAGTTTCTTGTGAGAGACATATTGCTTATGAGCTGAATGAATTTTTTTCATTCAAAGTACCTAATGCACAGTTTCATCCTAAAGTTCGAGCAAAGATGTGGGATGGAAAAATCCGTTTGTTTAATATACAAACAGGACAGATGTATTTTGGACTATACCCATATTTAAAAGATTGGGCAGAGAAACATTCTTACAAATTACAATCTGACATCGTAGAGGCTCAGAAGTTAAAGGGTATGGGTGTTGCAGAAATAAAAGAGTTTTTCGATTCGTTAAAACTCCATTGTAAGAATGTTCCTATTGCCCCTAGAGATTATCAGATATCATCGTTTATACATTGTGCAAAACAGGAACGTGCGTTGTTGTTGTCACCTACATCATCAGGTAAGAGTCTAGTTATATATTCATTAATTAGATGGCATCAACAGTTTATAGAAAGAGATAAGATACTGATATTAGTTCCTACTACAAATCTGGTAACACAGATGTATAATGATTTTAAAGATTATTCATCAGCTCTACCTGATTGGAATGTAGAAGATCAATGTCACATGATATATTCTGGTAAAGAAAAAGAAACAGAGAAGCAGATATACATAAGTACATGGCAATCATTATTTCGTTTAGGGCCCCAATACTTCAAGAAATTTGGTATGGTTATTGGTGACGAAGCGCACCTATGTAATGCCCAGAGTCTTAAAGGTATCTTAGAGAAAATGACTACTTGTAGATATCGGTTTGGTACTACTGGTACTCTTACAGATTCCAAGACAAATAAGCTAGTATTAGAGGGTTTATTTGGTAAGACATACCAAGCAGTAACATCAAAAGAGTTAATGGATGATAAACATATATCCGACTTAAAGATTGAGTGTTTGATGTTGAAATACGATGATGATGAGAGAAAACAACTAAAAACAGCCACATATCAGGAAGAGATTGACTTTATAGTTTCCAGTAAAAAACGGAATGAATTTATATGTGAGTTAGCATTAGCTAGGAAAGGTAATGTTCTAGTATTGTTTAATTATGTAGAGAAGCATGGTAAGGTTTTAGAGAGAATATTACGGTCTAAATTAAAGACAGATAGAAATATTTTCTTTATAGCTGGTGAGACATCAGTTGAAGATAGAGAGAAGATACGACAGGTAACTGAAATTGAAAACTCTATTATCGTAGCATCATCGGGTGTTTTATCTACAGGTGTTAATATCAAAAATCTTCAAACCTTGATATTTTCACACCCCTACAAAGGAAAAATAAGAAATCTTCAATCCATTGGTAGGGTTTTGAGGTTGGATGATAAAGACAATAAAGCTATATTATTTGATATTGTCGATGATTTATCATGGAAGAAACACCAGAACTATGGCATTAAACATTGGAAGGAGCGAGTTAAAACATATACTGGTGAAAAGTTTGATTATAACATTAGAGAAATAACTTTATAAAGGAAATTGAGATGGGTAAGACATACAAGAAAGTAGTGAAGAATAAATTTGAAAAAAAGAAACTTCATATTCTTAAACAGAAAAAACTTTTTATAGAGGACGATGAAAATGAAGAAGAGCTTGAAGCATTGTCACAAGTGCGAAAAGAAGACGGAGCAGGAAAAGACGAGTGAAGGATTTGGTGGAACTGTATACTATAACGATTTTACTTGTAGTTGTGGTGCTGTAAATTGTTTCAAGAAAATTGGTTTACCAAAACATGAAACAATTTATTGTATTAATACTAACGGTTATTAATTATTAATCTTTGAGGATATTATGAAAGGGAATCAATTTACACTTGGTTTGAGAAATACTATGAATATTAAGATAGTGAATAAAAGTGAAAATCCATTACCACACTATGCAAGAGAAGGTGATGCTGGTATGGATATATGTGCAGCTGAAGATGTTAGATTAAAGGCATTTAATTGGGCAGTAATTCCTACTGGATTATATTTAGAAATTCCAGAAGGTTATGAAGTACAAATAAGGTCTAGGTCTGGATTATCTGCTAAACATGGTATTTGTGTATTGAACAGCCCAGGCACAATTGACTCTGGTTATCGTGGTGAAATAAAAGTTATATTACATAACCATGACCATCATGCTTATGATGTTAAAAAAGGTGAACGTATTGCACAGATGGTTGTAGCTCCTATAACAACTGCAACCCTTACAGAAGTTGCAGAACTTTCTGATTCGGAACGTGGTGAAGGTGGATTAGGGAGTACAGGAAAGTGACTGATAAAAGAAAACATTACGTTGATAATGAATTATTTTTTACTGAGATGAAAAAATGGAAGCAGAGAGTTTTAGATAATCGTGAAGTTGAAGAAAATGACCCACCTACTACAGAATATATGGGTGAGTGTTTTTTGAAGATTTGTGAACATCTTGCTATGCGTCCTAATTTTATAAATTACACATTCCGCGATGATTTAATTTCTGATGGAATCGAGAATTGTTTGCTGTATGCTCACAATTTCAATCCAGATAAATCGAAGAATCCTTTTTCATATTTTACACAGATTATACATCATGCATATGTGAGAAGAATAGTTAAAGAACGAAAGCTGATGCACATTAAGTATCTGCTAGTTGAACGTGAAGGTATACTAAATGAAATTCATACAGCTGGTGAAGATAACAAAAAAATCACTAAGGATTGGGTAGATTATCTTAGAACCCATGAAAAATATGCTGTAAATCCTACTAAAAAGAAGAAAAAGAAGCCTAATTTGGAGTTTTATTTCGGGTAGTAAAGTTTTTCCTTGTATTATAGTCTATAATTTAGTATACTACTAATGTTTCTTTAATGGGGAAGTAATGGATTATCACGTTATGGCTTTTGAAGAATGTTCCAGATGTAAACAGTTTGAGCCAGACCATAGTTTTAGAAATTGTGGATTTTCCATATCTCACAATGAAGATGGCTCAACAGTACAATCTTTTCAATGTAGCAGGTGCAAGTTTAAATGGGAGAAACATTATGAAAATCGCTCTGATAACAGATCAACATTTCGGAGGGAAGCAGGACAGTCAAAACTTTTTGAATCACATAGAGACCTTTTACCGTGAACAATTTTTTCCATATTTGTCTGAAAATAATATTTGTACTGTTATTGATCTTGGCGATACTTTTGATCGCAGAAAATTTGTTAATTTTAATACACTTGATAAAGTCAGACAGTTCTATTTTGATATTTATTTAGAACGTGATATTAAATTACATTCTATTGTAGGCAATCATTCTACTTATTATAGAAATACAAATTCTGTTAATAGTTCTGAATTACTTTATGGGCATTATGATAATGTTTCAGTATATCCAGAAGCCGAAACAATTCATGTGGGTGAAATTGATATTGATTTAATCCCTTGGATAAATTCAGAGAACTATGATAATACTGTAAAGTTTATTAAGAATTCTAAATCACAAGTTGCATTAGGACATTTAGAAATTGCTGGATTTGCAATGTACAAAGGATATAATTCTGAGGATGGTATCTCAAAAGATATATTCAACAAATATGAAGTAGTATGTTCTGGACATTATCATCATAAGTCAAGCAAAGAGAATATACATTATCTTGGAGCTCCTTATGAAATCACTTGGAATGATTACGATGACCCTAGAGGTTTTCATGTGTTTGATACTGAAACCAGAGAGCTAGAGTTTATCCGTAACAAGTTTAGGTTGTTTGAGAAAATCTATTATGATGATGAAAATACAGATTATTCAACAATAGATACACAGTATTATAAGAGTAAGATTGTAAAACTTATAGTAGAGAATAAAAATAATACAGGTGAATATGAATCATTTGTTGATAGACTATATGAATCAGATTTAGCAGATTTCACTATACTTGAAGACTTATCAGAGTATAGTGCTAGGTATGCTGAAGGTGACGATGAGGATGTAGAGATTGGCAATACATCAGATTTCTTAGATGAATATGTAGATGCTATGGATGGTAGTAAGACGGATGAGAAGGTTAAAGTAAAGAAGTTATTAAAGAATATTTATGATGAAGCCCTTAACATGGATGAATAATGATTAGATTAAAAGTTGTGAGGTGGAGAAATTTTTTATCAACTGGAAATCAATTTTTAGAAGTTAACTTAGATAAAGAGCCAATGACATTGATCGTTGGAAAAAATGGTGCTGGTAAATCAACTTTGATTGATGC